TTGTTGTCCAATCAGCAAATGTTCTATCTCCAGCCGCTTTGAATCGTCTACCGGCTGCAAATGGAACTTCAATAATACCTACTGTGGAGCCTGGAAGTTGAGCGGCTTTGCACAAGTAGGTAAAATCATCGTTCAAATCTGTAGTTAGTCCAGATAGAGTAACTCTAAACAAATTTGAACGGGCGCCCGTATTAAGGACGTCCTTCAAATTTTGAATTGTTGTAATTGCCATATAATTCTCCTTATGTATTCTCTATTATTTATGCGGCAATTTCAGCAAATGTAGCGGTACCTCTTACAGAGACAAAGTTAAGTTGAATGAAGTTAACAGAACGGATTGGTTGTACGAAAATATCGCAAACGAATTCGTTAGAATTTACTACATCTTCTGGATTGTTTGTTTCGTCACAAACAACTCTGAACGCTGTAATACCTCTTCTAGACTGAACGCTTCTCAAGTAAGGAATAACTAGACTTACGAAACCACTTCTTGTTGTTGCATCGTTTTGGTCAAACAATACATTGTCTGCGGCTTGCCCGATTGTCTTTTGTAATTCGATAAACAATCTACGAACGTTAACACGATTCATTGAAGTGTTCTTCAACGTGAATGTCTTGTCACCAAACAAAACTGTACCACGACCAACTTGTGTGATAACTGGATTGATGGCTGCCTTGTACAATGTATCTCTGTCAGCTTGTGTTGGATTATATGCCAAACGAACTAAGTTTTGTACACGACCATTGCTGAAACCAGCTGGAGATAACCATGGCTCACGATTCAAATCGTTACGTGCCATGCAACCTGCTGTGTCGGCATTCAATGGAACATAAACATATGTATCATTGTACTTGTCATATTGATATTTCCAACCGCTGTCTGCGACTGCATATGTTGAACGTGAAACTGTATCTGCCCATGCGCTGATAGCAGATGCTTCAGAACCAGCATTGTTAACAACGTTTGCTCTCAATGGAGAGATACAAACAACAACGTCTTTTCTAGTTTCAGCAACGTCAGCAATAATTCTGTTTGCTACTGTAGCGGATGCTTGACCAGCTACAATAATAGATGCTGGAACTTCTTGCTTGTTTGCAAGTAAGACAAAAGATGTTGATCTATCGCCATCTGTCAATGCGTTACCATCAGAGCCACCAGCTAAAGAATATGTCTTAGGTGTGTTTACTGCTGTGTAAGTTGTGCTAGACAATGTGTTACCCCAATTAGAGCCAGCATTGTCGTGGGCAGTCCACCAAACATAATTTGAACGATCATTAATTACATCTTTGTAGTAATTGCTACCGCCAGTATCTGCTTTAGCATTAGAACCTTTAGAAAGGTAACCGAATTTCTCTATGACTGTATTTGCTGTACCAGTGATATCGCCAGTATTGTCTTGAATAACAACGTGCATTTCATCACCAGATGCACCCAATGCGGCACCATTTGTAGATGTTCCTGGTGCAGAATCAAACTCACCAAAGAATTCCCAACGGCGTGTTGCTGTAGCACCAGATGCGCCAGTTAAGTGTGCAGATTCAATAGTCAATGATGTTGCATTAGCGATAGCAGTAACTTTAGTTGAGCGACCAGATAATACAATAAAGTCACCAACTTGCAATTGTGTATTTGCGGCAGTGCCAGAACCAGTAACTGTTGTAGAACCTGCTGATACAGTAAATGTTCCAGTTAATGCGCTAGTGTAAGCGGCCGAACTTGGGCAAACAGAAACTCTAAGTGAATTTCCTAATGCGCCAGAGTAACGAGCCGCCCAAGGACCAACGTTAAATGATGCTGTGTTAATGTATGCGTCATCGTTCTTAATAGATGTACCAGTACCTGCTGTGCCTGAACCAGTTGTTGCTTCTGCTGTAGCATTCAATGCTGTGTTTGCGGAACGAACAACAAACAATGAACCAGAGTAGCCCAAAAAGTTAGCGGCTGACAAGAAATCAACGGCGTTAGTTGCATTTGGCTTACCAAATCTTTGAACCAATTCTGTTTCGTTTGTAACTTGTACTGCTTTATCGATAGGACCCCAACGGAACTGACCAGCAAAACCGCCAGATGTTGAAGATACTGCCTGTGAGGAAGATACCAAATCTGTTTCGGTGATCTTGATTCCTGGTGAAATTAGACTTATAGCCATTGAATTCTCCTTGTTATAATGATGTTTTGGTGTTAGGTTTGTTTAATTTATTTATAAAAAATCAGATTTGTGATAATTCTCTACCTGCCAGACCTGGCCACTTACATCGACTAATTGATTTTCTTCTTCGCCATTATTTATGAAGCCAAAAGGTGTGATTTCTTCCTCAATCATTTTGATTCTGGCTTCGTACAATTCTTTTCGTATATTGATGTTTGTCAACTCCTTAAAATATGAGTTTGTTGTTAACCACGAAAATAACACTAAAGGCATAACCAAGTCATCGTGATATCCTTCGTCAGCAGAATAACTATTCTTTCTTTCAATAAATGTTGAAATTTCTGCTATAGTATCTGCATCTGTAATGATAAGTTTTTTCTCTTCAACCATTGACTTTAAATTAGAGCAACCAATGCGTTTGACTTTTTTGTCCGTAATAACACCTAGATGTGTCTTACCCCCACCAAAACCCCCATTGACAACCTGCCCTTGAGGTGTTCTACTAACAGATATAATATTTTCATATTCATACTCACCATAAAGAATCTCTGCAACTTGTTCTGAAGAATTTATTTCAATTAGAACGTATGCTTCATTGTATTCTTTACCCACTCTGTAGAGTACTGATGGATACAAAAGTGGACTGATTTGATTGTTTCTGTATTTACCCACAATCTTGTATGGCATCTGAGTTATGTCGATAATCTGAAACGCAGAGTAATCACCACCAACACCTTTAGCGGTGTCTGCAATGATGCAGTACGCATGGTCCTTTTCAACCTTTTCGTAAATGTCAAGTCCATCTTTCTGATACATGATAGGTTTAGCAGACATTTGTGCAATAGAATCAGATGCAATGAGTGTGAGACTAGAACCCAAGAAGTTACATAGCACCTCTTGATTGAACTTTAACTCACCCAATAGTTTGCGCTGTGTGTCTGCCCACTTCTCATCACGTCCAGGAATCTCCCAGTATGGAATGAATAGATTGACGAACCCGTTTCTATCGTTCTCAGCGTCATTCCAGAACTTCCAGAAGTGGTTGTATCCTAGTGGGGTAGAACTTAGCAGAATCTTTGTCGTTTCACCAGCAGAAATCGTAGGATAAACTGAGGTGAAGAATTGTTCTGCTACATTGTTCGGTATGATAGCGGCTTCGTCAACGTACAATAAGTTAACTGACTTACCACGAATACCTGATGCGCTTGTTGCGGCTGTGAATACTACTGAGCCATTCTCTAAAGCAATGTCACCTTTGTTCCAAGTAGTGACTCCTTGCTGTAACCATGTAGGAAGATTCTCATACATGATTTGATATCTGTGTAAAACTTCTCTAGCCGCAGTAGCTTTGTTCGCTAGAATCGCTACAGTCTTGCTAGATTGAAATAGCGTGTACCATAGAATGTAAGCGGCTGAGGTTGTTGTCTTACCTTGCTGGCGACCTTCCATAAGAATAACTTTACGATTCTCATGGATAACTTTTACTTTGTTCTTCTGGCAGTCATAAAGTTTGAATGCCTGAAGCCCGTGGTCTAGCGTGACAATCTTACAATAATTCTCAATGAAATATATCGGATCGTCAGCACACTTAATGTACTCTTCAATTTCATCTTTTGTGAAGTTGAGTGGTACGTTAGATGCTTTTAGAAGAGAATTTCCTAGATAGGATTTTGCTGTCATCTCTTACCTATTAACTTTTGTAACTCTGCTGTACTACCAACAAACAATGCATTCGTTACATGCTGTGGTTGTTGTGTGTCATCTTTTTTACTCTTCAAGTCTTTTACTTTTTTACCTAAGTCTAACAAATCTTTGTTAGTGTCTGACAATGTTTTAATCAACTGACCAACAACTTCATATGCTCTTGGAGACTCACCTTCTTTGGCTAAGAAGATAATGTTTTCCATAGCAACTTTACCTTGTTCAATGAATAGCTTTAGATTTTCTCTTGCATATTCATAATCAGCATCTATAGAATCATCATTTGGTGCGCCAGTAGCAACAGTTTCTTTAACCTGTTCTGCTACTGCGGGCACAGATGCTTGTTCGACAATTTTACCTTGCACATCAAAAATGTCATTCAATTTATCATTAACTGTTTTTTTCATTTTAAGGTTTATATCCATTGTCATCAGTTTGTGTTTCACTTACATTAAACTCTGCATCACCAGTAAACGTTTGTGTAGAAATGATTGCTCTATCGATTGCCCCATCTAAAATAAGATTAACATCATCTTTAATAATGTACTTGAACTTATTGATTGGTCCGAATAAATATCCCTTAATGACAAAATCTAATTGCCAAGTCTGAATTCTACGTGATTCAAAATCACCTTCATAAGAATCGGCTGCTGTGATAGATTGCAACTCAATCGGAACGTCCATATTCAAACTTAACTCGGGCACCATCTTCATAGTAACAGTAAAGTCTGGCGTAAAGAATGGTACAATTTGTTCTACAATTTGTGTGCCGTCTTCAGTATTTCTGACAAGTACGTGTAGAGAAAAATTAAAGTCATATGGAACTGGTGAGTACATATAGTTAAAATCTATACCACCAGTGTTAACGCCCTTAGTTATTTTATGTCCTGTGTTTAATTTACGGCTTGGTGCATATGACATACCAGTAAACTCAAAACCTAGTCGTGGCAGAGTAGCGGCAATCTCACGATTCAACGTAGGGTCGCTTACAACTCTCTGAATGAATTTCTGTTTTGGTCCATATTCAATAGGAACATTCAACGTTTGAATTTTAGTTCCTGTGTCATTATATCTGTCAACTTGAATTTCGTTAAACAGATTACCAAACATAATTACGTAACGTCTTAGCGTTCCGTGATAGAAGTCGTGTCCAAACATCATATTAGAAAGTCCTTGTCGATGCGAATGGGTTTTGTTCTGAGAAGTCTAGAATATCATCATCGATAATTTTCTGTCCAATTGCTTCATTGTCTGCGGCAACTTCGAACGCAACAACAACATCTGCTTCATTGATAATAAATGTGCCATCTTCGAGTAACAACAAGAAGTTTTCTTCGTCAAGCAGTTTTTCATCGTTTGCTGTTGTCATGCTGTACTGAGATTCGATGTTATCAATGTCAGTAACTTCGGTATCAAGACGTTCGCTAGAGTATTCGAATCTATCACAACGCATTTCGTATGTGTATAGTTTACCTAACTGAAAGAAGTTTTCAATGTTCTCTGTGAATTTAATTTCGTACATGTAACCAAGCATAGGAATCCAAATTAAGTCTCCTTCTCTTGGTCTTAGAATACTTGCATAGTCATACAATTGTTCGTCTAACAGATATTCACCATCTTCATTCTTGAAGTTGTATCCATACTCTGTTAAGAATGATGGCTTTAATGATTGTGTGAATCTTTTTTGTGCAACAACAAATGTGATTGATTCGTCAATTTGTAAACCAAACTTAGAAAGAAAATCCTGTTGTCCTTGAAATCCATCAAAACTCTTGATATACAACTCTAACTCAAGTGCATCATCAAAAATCATAGACGCATCTTCACCGTAAATTGTATCTAAATTTACGTGCGTTCTTGGTAGGTAATAACCATCTACACCATAAATCTTAATAGATTCTATGACTAAATCTTCAACAAGATTTTGTTCCTGTTTAACAGGAGTGTATTGATTAAAATGACGATTACGTGCCATGTGATTAGCCTAACATATCAGAAACAGGTAAAGAATATGTGCTAATCATTTCAGCTTCCATAGCTTGAATTTCATCGGTAGCTTCGTCATATATCTTTTGCCCGTTAAATGTAACTCCTCCTGGCATAGAAAGCCCTTCAAACTTTTTCAAGTTTTCGCCCCATTGTTTTTTGATTTGTGATGTGCAATATCTCTGAAGCCATCTATCGTTATACATGTCGGTGTATGTGTCTGGATCAATTTTCTGATACGCTTCGATAAGCATATATTCTCCCAACACAATCTTTTCACCCCAAGCAATGTCTACATATAACTTGTTTGAATGTCTTTGAAATCTGATACCTTGTTTGCCAACAAACAATTCTTCAGCTAAAGCAACGTTTTGCAATGCCATGTAGTATGGTGCAAATGGTCCTGTATTGAAAGCAAACAAATCGTTAAGCGCAATTTGATATCTCAAATTGAATAGATTGTTTGTAGAATAGCTATTACCAATAGGAAGAATATTAGTGATTCCAATAACGGAGTCTTCGATAGACAGGTACTTGTTATCAATGTCGGTTTGTGTGACTTGTCGTGCTAGATAGACTTTCTCTGTTGCGTCATAGTGATAATCGTAGTAATATGAGAATGCCATTTCAATACAATCTTCAACTTGTTCGTCTGCTACGTTTATCTCTAAGAGAGGCGCACCTAGTCTTCTAAGGCAGAATTGTTTGAATTCTTCTCTTGATGCTGGTTTGCTTGTACTCATTTACTGTGCCCCTTAATGAATTTCATCTTCTATTTATAATAAGGAGAAAATAAAAAAAAGGAACCATATAGGTTCCTTTTTTGTAGCAAGGTTAAATTTAATCTACTATTGCATCATCAGGTAAAGGTCGTGGTCGATTTTCTTCTGGAGTTTCAACTACAGATATAATCTCGAATTCACTTGCAGTCCAAGGTGAGCTAAAAGAAATCAAATGTAGTGCTTGATTTTTAACTTCATCTATAGACGCAGAATCTTCACACTCTACTGCCCTAAGTTTTCCTAATGCAGAATGACCAGAATCATGCTCTATTGGTTTTTTATATGTTACATCGTAATATTTCATTTGATTTATTTTCCTTATGCCGCATTAGATGGGAAACTTCTTCCACTACCGTGAATAACTCGAACAGCACCTCGGCCACCAAAACCAGCCTGTCCTTGGTCATTTGATCCTGCTCCACCACCACCATAAAGTCCACCAAAAGACTGAGAAGCATTTTGATGCTGTGTACCGTGTGCTGGGCCGCCTGCGTAGCCACTACCACCAGTTCCACCACCACTACCGCCACCACCACCGCCACCGCCCTGTGGTCCATCCATATATTTGTCATTACCTCTAGGACCATTAGGACCCTGCCCGAATAGTCCTACACCGCCACCGCCACCGGCTGATGATGTCCCGTCTACAATCGACCCACCTCCACCACCACCGCCACCAGAACCGGCCGATGCGCTTGAACCAGAACCGCTAGGATTTCCACCACCAGAACCTCCAGTGCCAGAATAACCACCAGCACCGCCGCCTCCTGGCGCACAGTTATTAACTAAGTCTGTGCCGCCTTGACCGCCGTTACCACCGCCATCTCCAGCATGACTTCCGCCAGGACCACCATATCCGTGTGGGTTACCATATCCTGCGCTATCTCCTACTATTGGCCAATCACCCTTTTTACCACCAAAACCAGCAACAGTTCCAGTAGAGTTAAAATAACTTGTAGCACCTGACTGTCCAGTGACCTGACCTTCACTAGGCATACCTGCGCCCCACATTTGTGAAGGACCAGGTCCAAGCCCGCCGCCGTAACCCACAACTACTGTATATCCACTTCCTGGCGTAACTGGAATTGAATTTTTCCAACCAAGTCCAGCACCACCACCAGCACCACCAGTATTATAAGATACTCCTCCTCCACCACCGCCGACTGCTACAACAGAAACAGATGTGACACCTGCTGGCGCTGTAAACGTGTATGTGCCTGCTGTAGTGAACACTTCTTCACCAGACGGTGCATCTGTAGTAACAGAAGCACTAGCATCAGATGCAGAACCTGTTCCAACAGCATTCGTTGCAGTAACAGTAAACGTGTAAGATGTTGCGGCTGTTAAACCACTAACTGTAATGGGTGAACTGCTACCAGTTCCAGTCACGCCGCCTGGACTTGATGTGACTGTAAAGCCAGTAATTGCAGAACCACCATTGTTTGCTGGTGCGCTAAATGCTACTGAAACAGTAGTACCGCCAGTAACTGTTGCGACTACGCTTGTTGGTGCGCCGGGTGGCGAAGCACCCGCTCCGCCAATCATCATTGCTCTAATAGACATTAGGTTAATCCTCCGCCATTGATTACGAACTCATTAGAAGCAACGCATAGAACAGTACATACGCCTCTCAATGCAAGACTTCTATTACCTGTGTTTGATGTACCAGCTTGTCTCAATGTAACGCTACCGCCTTGAGTGATAGTGATTGTAGATGCTGAGTTATTGTAGATTGTAAAGTTATCGCCAACTGCGAATACGCCAGATGGAACTGTCACACCTGCTGTAGTGTTAATGAATCTACCAATGTCAGCAACTGTCGCTGTATATGAACCAGACTGTGCATTTGGAGCCAATGCTCTCAAATTACCGTATTGGTCATGCACTATGTCTGCATGAACTCGACCAGCAACACCAACACCACCTGTTACAATAATAGTACCTGTCGTGTTACTTGTAGATGCTGTACCACCAACTGCTTCAACTGCACCTAGATACATTGTTGAATACGTTGCACCAGTAAAGTTAACTGTGTTTGATGGTCTGTTAGAGATACCAGAGAACAACTTGAATTTTCCAGAATCACTTGCATCACGAACAAGACCAGAATACTTAGTGCCACTGGATGTAAATTCACCAATAACACCTAAGTCTAGTACGTCAGCGGCATTGTTTGCACCCAAGAAAATAAGTGGATTATCAACGCTCAATGATGATGTAGAAACTGTGTTACCGCCACCACCAAGTGTAATTGTACCTGTAATTGCTACGTTACCACCAATGTTCAAGTTACCAACAAGACCAATACCACCGTTAACTGTCAAAGCACCTGTTGTTGTGTTTGAAGATTGGGTATCAATTTCAATATGAATGTTTTGACCTGGAGTAATAACCATCTGTGTGTTATTTGCAGGGTCATCGAAACCGTCAGCAGAGAAAATAATCTTGTTGCCTGAACCATTACCTGAAGTACCGATAACTAAGTCACCAGACTCTACTGTTCCGATAGGAGCAGAGTACAACAAGTAAGCATCGTCAGCTTTAGTAACACTGAAAGCACCTTGGTCATAGTTTGTTGAGTTAACACCCATAGAAACCCAACCATCTGCCGTGTTACCCGTAGCGTGAATTGCAATGAACTCTGCGTATGCATTAGCGCCTTCACTCTGGTTGACAATCAACATGTCAACAGGTGCGTCTACTGTCGTGATACCGAATACTTTGTGTGTGTCAGAGTCATCGCCTTTTGCTGTTGCCCAAGCCTCTAAGTCACCACCAGCACCAACGTGCCACTCGCCGTGAATGTGATTTGCGTCTACTCTACCAGTTCCAACTGCATCACCCACTGATGTTAGAATCAAACTGCCGTTTGCTGGATAGTAAACTGCATTGTTTGCGCCAGAACCGAATGTAGTAGTTCCAGTTAATGTAGATGTGCCGTTAGAAACTAAGTTTCCAGCAGTTACTGTTCCTGCAACTGACAATGCATTTGTGGTTGTGTTGAATGTCATTCCAGAATCATCGGTGATTAATCCAGATGTTCCAACAACAGCAACTCGACCAGAAGTCAATGATCCTGAAGTAATACTCGTAATGGACGCATTAACTACGCTGACTGTATTACCGGAAAACGTTGTAGCATAAACAATACGTCTACTTCCTTCCGGAGTTTCGGCTGTTATTTGGTCTATCGTATTAGCGGCGTCATTGTATGACTGTCTAAATTCGTTAAACGTATTTGCTAACGCTACTTGTGATGGAATTGTCATAATTGTTCTCTCTCTTTAGTAATTTTTAATAATAGATGTTTGATTTCGCTGAGGTCTGACTTGATTATGTCTACTTCTCCACGAATCAATGCGATTTCGTTCGTACTCTTATTTATATCAGAAATTTTTCTTTTCTGAATTTTATACTTTAAGAGAGAATCAATATCCGTATTTAGAATCGCTTTAGAATTCCTGTCTCTCTCTGTGAACCCACGGACAGGTTCGGCAATTTTAATCTTTTCTACTATCATGCTAGTGCAATTCCTCTTAAATCTTTAACTTTCGGAGCATAACTCGGATTGCTAGACAAGAAAACAATCTTAATTGCGAAGTACTTGTACCCTTGGAATGTTCTTCCATCAGGTGTCGTATATGCAACTACATTATTTAGCACACGGAAAATGTCTTGTCCAGAAGCAACTGTAGAAAATGCAGATTCAACTGTCAATGATGTGTTATTTGCAATCGTAGAAACCACACGTTCTGTTCTAGCCGTACCAACTGCAATTATGTCACCAATCTTCAAGTCTTCAATGAAGCGAGTAGATGTGCCAATGACTGTTGTTGATACGTTAGAGATTGCAACTGTACCAGCAAGCAATTCAGAACCACCAGTTTTTGCTACAGACGGAACAACAAACTTTTCTTCTTTGTACTCATTCTGATTTAGTGTAAACGTTTCTGTTCCAACTAACTCCATAGGAGTATAGAATTTATCGTCAAACGCATCTGTGTCGTTTTCGTTCAATAGCTTACAGTAAACTTTAACTGAAGTTCCTGGTGGACGATTAATTCTCAAGTAAGTGACCAAATCAGACGCTTCAAATCCGTCATTCAACGTCACAACTTTAGTAATGTATCTAGATTGTGAAGAATACGGTCCTGTTGGATTCTCTTCATTACGAATAGTCATTGTTTGACTTTCCGCATTGGCTGTTGTAAAGTTAGTAGTAACTGTCAGATATGTATTATTTGCTACTGAAGCAACTCTACGATACTCATCTCCAAAGTAAGCATATTCACCAGGAAATACTTGTGAAGTAAAACTTGTACCAGAACCAATAACAATATTATTACTTGAGCCGTACGTAATTGTTCCACTCACACTTGTCTCAAAAGAATTATTGATAACGTTCTTATCGAAGTGGAAGATAATGTTCTCATCATCGATATATGGAGTAATATACTTATTCGATGTAGACAACGTTGCTCTTACTTGTAAAGACTTAAATCCATTTGTTGTCTCTGCTGAAGTCGTAGAGATTTGTTTTCTAGAACGAAGTATCAGTCTCTCATAATTCTTGATTGTTGTGTAATCAGAATCAACTGCAAATGTACTGTCGGCAGTCTTAATGTCGTATGTGATATCTGTTCCAGGAAGAATTTGGTCACTAATAGCAGGAGTCAACGCATCATATGTGAATGCAGTTGGTACTGAAATATTAGTCCAATACGCAAGTTTAGCAGAGGTATTAAACTCAGCAACTCTCATTGTAAACTTCATATCAGTATTTTGTTTTGCTGTCCATGTTCTGTCGGTAGAAGATGTGAATAGCAATCCACTATTGTAT